CATGTTAGTAGAAGATATAGTTACAGTCAATACACCTGCAGCAGTTCCAGAAATTGTAATATTAGAACTTGTAATGATAAGAGGTCCGTTATCGTATTCACGAACCTCCATTTTGTAAGTGTATAAAGTAAGGTCTATCGCTGTTCCGTCTGAGTCTTTTACGTTTGATGTCAAAACAAAAGTATCTCCACGACGAGCACAGATGTTTACCTGCGCTGCATTGTTAAGGTTTACATTAGAGGGATTGCTACATCCGCAAGCCCCAGATCCACAAGTTGAGCATCCCATTGTTTATGATATTGTTAGGTTAGTTACTATGTCTTCTTCAAGCGACGGTCTCTGCCCTTGGCGTTGAGCAATCAGTTTACTTTGTGCCAGCGCTTGTTTGTCTATTCTTTGGTCCTTGCGGTTCTCTGCTTCGGCATCAGCCATCATTTGATTCCCGCTTTCTATTTGTTGCTCGACCACACCATACTCTCCTTTCATCTTCTCGATTTGGATTTTATACTGGTATTCGAGTTCAATCAACTGTGCTTTGACCTGTGCTTCTAATTGGATACGCTGCGCCTCTATCTGCGCGTCCATTTGTTTCTTTTGCATCTCCATCTGTGCTGACATCTGGGTTTGCTGAGCGTTTACTTCCGCTGTTACTTGTGCTTGCTGCTGGGCTTGTTCTTGGAGTTGCTTGATTCGTTTCTTTCTGCGAACAACCAAGAGTCTCTCAGCCTGCTCAACGTCTTTGATTTGACGAATGGCAATCGCATCTTCAAGGTCAATCTCTTTTTGTCCAAGTGCAATTTGAATGTTTTGTTCAAGGTATTGTTTGTCCATCTCGTTCATCTCGGTCACAACCATGACACCAAAGTTGTACATAGATAGATTGTCAAATGAACTTAGAACAGCCATGTTGGTCTCACCAACAGCGTTCGTATAAACTTTATAAAGGATACTCTCCGGAGGAATAACCTGTAAACAACGTACAATATCATCACATACTTTTTTATACAGAACCATAGCGGCATTCGTGATATCGAATATCGCATTGTTACCTGCAGCCATCGCCATCTGGTTTACACCTACGAGCGCTTCTCCTTTAGGTGTAGAGCCGTCCATCACCTCGTTAATACCTGTAGCATCTCTAATCATTCCGAGGTAGTGGTTGTATAGCGCTACCAGTTCCTGGATGTTACGGATACGGTTTCCGATTTCTCGCACAGGTGGGTTTTGGAATCCTCCTTCTGGATTCTTGCTGCGGTAATAGAACACACCAGTTTGTTCGTAGATGTCCTGGATTTCTAACGGTTGTAGTTCTCCACCACGTCCAAGTTGTACGTTCTCTAATCCTTCAATATCAATGATGAGTCCATCTGGTTTTGCTTTCGCAATAGACTGTTGAAGTTTTAAGTGTGTGATCTGGAGCATGTCGGCAAATCCGATAACAGAGGATACCATTGACTTAGGTATCATTCCACGGATATTGGTTGCGACAATGCTGTATGACAAACGTGCACGTGAGATGTCATGTACGTTCTTAGGAATATTCTTTTTAGGTCCGTAGTTAAAGATGTGCTCTGTGCCTGTGATGTATGAACCACCATACACAGTTGCGTTCTTCATGTACACTGCCTCTCTGTTGTACACAGATTGCTGAGGTGCATTGTACTCGTTTCCTTTATAATAGAACCCAATGTTGCCGTATGCTGATTCTTTTCTTTCGTAGATGATATCGTCAACAGACATGTACTCAAAGTCTAATATTTCAATCTTATACTCGTCATATCCTTGACGGTATCGAGTACCTGGTCTGTCGTAAGTGTAACCAGTAGTAGAGAACTGAGTAGGGTTGTTCCCGTACTTGTTCATCACTGTCTTCGCTATTTCTTCGTACTGCTCCTCAGTAAACTGATTACCCGCAATACGCTTCAAGTCCATAATAGTAATGTACTTAAAATGCCCAGCGTAAGTTATTTCCGTAAAGTTTGGGTCATCGGTATAATTATGGATAAACTTTTTTGGGTCTACATATTCTTCTTTGATTCCATAGTTTGGATCGTTAGTACGTTTAGCCACTCCCATTCCTAATGTGGCTAAGTCCTCGACACAACGACGGTAGATAGATTGATTGAAGTCGTTCCACTTCAGTGTCATCTCAGTAGCAATTTGAGCAGAGATTTCTGCGTCAGTCTTGATGTTTGTGTCTAAGAATATTTCTGTCTCCTCTGGAGTATCTGGGAGTTGATCTGGGTCTTGTTTAACGCGAAGCCCAAGGGACTTTGCTTCTGCAATCATATCGCGATTCTCAATACGCAATATTGTAGCGGCTTTCTTTTTATCCTTCTCTGTTTTAGAGACTGGATCAACTGCCTCAATTTGAGGGTATGGTTCTTTAGAGAGAATCTTATTTACAACAATCTTTACGAACTTGGGAACAATAGGTACTGGGGTGTAGTCCAGTGTTAGTAATGTTCCGTCACCGTTGTTGTTCTCTAATGAGTTTAATATTTGTCTATAGATTGATGTGTCCTGTGTTCCTTGTGCGTAATCTCTACAACGCTCAAACTCGCTGTTTCTTCTTCCGTACAGAGAGTTTTGATAGTCACTACCAATCCATTGAGCGAACATAGCCTTAGCATACGATAAGCCATATTCTTTAGACATCTTCTCCTGTACCGGTGCTAATGGATCAGGAAAGGATGACTGTCCGTTTTTATATTCATTGTCCATACTCAAGATTGCTGCTTTTGCAAATATACCTCTTATTATCTTCGTATAATTATCTGACCTTTACGGAAGAACCGCTTTGCAGTGAAATCACTTTTGGGTTTTTCTGGCTTGTGTCCTTGTGCTGCAAGAAGGGCTAATCCACTTGATATAGAAAGGTCATATTTAGTACGGTCGTCTATCTTGAAGTTTATCCAATCCTCAAGGGTTTTTTCAAAATACATCTTACCAAACTCAAGGCTTTCTTCGTTTAAACCGACATGCGCATGTATGTATGACTCAATAGCCTGGGCATGTGCTTGGATAACGTCTTGTGAGTTAGAGGGTATACCCTTGGTCTTTGTCTTGCTACCGTAACTTGATGTCAGATGAGCGGGCCTGTCTAACAAGAAGTGGTCGTAACCCCTTGACTCAAAGTACCTTGCGATTCCGTATTTGTTGTTCTCAATCAACACAGGGTAGCCGTAGAACTTAGCGGCCATCAATATGTCTTCATAGAATATCTTGGCTAAAGGAGGGCGTGATGCATACTCTGCTACAAACATATTTGAGGGATACGTCATGTTAAATTTATTAAAGAAATGACACGCACCCTTAGAGCCTCTCCCGTCTACAGTGGCATCAATATCATAACTATCGACACCAGCACAACCCAGCCAGTTATTCTCTGGCTTGGTCTTGTTTCTTAAATCCACTGGCGGCATCCACGCTACTCTCCACCTTCCGTTTGGATCTGGACTGAATACGACTTCGCTGTCTTGCACTCCATTCGCCCAGTTAAAGTTTCCTACAACAATCGGTGATGGGAACAGGTCTTGATTGTATTCTATCTGCTCGTATATCTTTTGGACATTGAACAAAGATGCCTTAGCGCTATCCCTAAATGCCTCAGCCTCAGTAAAGGGGAACTGTCTAATCACCTCATTGAGTTCATAGGAATCTCCAGACAATCCCTTTCTTTCGTTCTTCAAGTAGGTCTTTGCGCCTATGCTTATATACTCACCCTCAAGTCCTATGATTGGTTTCTCTGGGTCGTCTATTACAGGCATACCATAGACATCAAAGAATCCTTCTAATGCGTCGTACGCTGGTATAAAGCAGCCGTATAAGCCTGTCTTCGTTCTTCCGTTTGCGTTTCTCTCATTGACATCACTCGAGTAATACATCTCTCGATATTGAGTACCTCCTCTGTCCAGTGGGTTTACTGTACTGCCCACCAGTGCTTTGCCCACAATCTTTCTACCTACCAGCAAACAAGTGCGCTGTACCCTCCAGGCTTCTCGTATATCATTACCTTTTTCCCATTTACCTGCCTCATCCAGATACAGGATGTGGAGTTTCTCACCATCATATGCGTTGTTGGTGGTATTCTTCCAGTTAATAATTGTGTTAAGTGCCTCTCCTCTGGAAGAAGTTTTGTTCTTCTTTGTGATACGCTTTGAAGGCTCTCTAAAAGCCAATTCCATCCTTGGGTTGGTAGTACCATCTTGAATAGGTTTAAAGAAGAAAGGCAGTGACTTATAGATAGGTACCACCTTCTTCATGAATATATTTTCCTGCGCATCTGATCCTGTCTTCGACATGATGCCCAGTAGTTTCTCCTTGACCTGTGTACCTTCGTTCACCAAGATAGCCGCCGACATATTCGTGTATCCAGATCGACGACACTTCACGTATATCTGCCCTATACAGCGGGTGTCTGCTATACAGGCTTCAAGGTGTATAAAAAGTTTCCTTTGAAAGTCGAGGTACGATGGGTATCCGATATCAATCTTACACCACTGTAGGAAAAAGTAGTGGTTTCCTGTGATGTAGGTAGGTACCCCGTTGTTGTAGAACCATACTCCATTTCTTCTTCTTTTATATTCTTGACTTATGTAGGGTGTGTACTTCTTTCGAAACACCTCTGGCATTTCCATCCACTCCTCCATAGAGCGTATCCTTCTGAGTTCCTGTGGCAGTTCCTCTCTTGTCCATCGCTGCTCTTTCTTGGGTTTGTCGTGGAAGAGTATGTCTTTCTTAGCAGGTTGCTTAGGGAACTGTATAGGTAGGTCAAAGTATACACTGACTTCTCCCTCTGTTTTGTCAGCGCATATATTGACTACTACTTCGTCCTCTATTTGTACAAGTCCTGCCATTTTACTATCTTAACACTAAATTAACACCAGGACTATGAAGAAACTATTTGTATTCGTAGTGGTGTGTACACTTACATCATGCGCAAGTAGCGCAGGTACAGCGGGTCAAACTTGTGTCTTTGAAGACTGCGATATCGCCGCCGTTCACTCACACACTACATATTGGGCTACCTATTAGTAATCCCAGTAAATGAAGACTTGACTACCTGGAGTATTGCTCTGCAAATCCTCCGGAGTAGTCTCGTTCTTCTTTGATTTCTCCATCTTGTTTAAGTCCTTTAATGAGTTGTTCAAGTCTTTCTCTTTCAACTATTAGTTCTTTTGCATCGACCGCTGTTTGCTTTATAGATTGCAACTCCGCTTTTCTCTGGGAGCCACTGAGTTCCTGATCAACGGGCTTTTGTATTTCGTTAATCATATTCTCTATGGCAATCTGCATTGCTTGCATCAAGCGCTCTGCGGTATCAATGTTGTTATACTTCTTCGACCTTCCCATGAATTGATTTCAAAAAAGTTCTATATAGCGTCTCTCCTTCTACCTCCATTTCGTAGTCAGCGTTCTTTCTAATCAACACCTTATCTCCTGGCTCGAGTCCAAGTTCTTCTAACTTAGGTGAGGACCATTTCACGTATCCAAACTTCTCCTCTGGCTCCTCTTTATTGGGTAGTAGGTAGATAATCTGATTGCCTATTTTAAACTCCTCCTCCTCGACTTCCTCTTGTTCCTCTGGCACAAGGAAAATCCAATCACTAAGTAAACGAATCTCTCCGGTTCTTTTGCTCTTGAATGCGTATGCTTGTGTGGATATGGGGTCACGATTACCATCGTAGTATACTACATATATGTCATCGTCTGGGTCAATGAACTGACCACGCTTCTTTGTTTCCTCTAACTGATTTGTGTTATCAGACATCTGTAAGTGATTACCCCCGAGCACCACATGGTGATGGAAGTACATAGTGTCTCCTACTTCTACCTCTGTTTTGTATTTAACGGGAGTAGCGACAACTTCTCCGTCCATGGTTCTGTGATTGAACTCATCAAACTTAGTGTCCAGATACATGGTTTCACCATTTACTTCTATGGTGTTCTTAGTCACATTAGGGACTCTAACTAAAAAGTGTCTGAGCGATCTCATTCTTCTTTGAGTTTTCCTGTTGGTTTTGGATTCCATAGGTTTATAGCGATAGCAGAACGAAGTCCTTTCGTTACCTGCGTAACTCTATGATGAGTACCCCCTGCGTCAAATATGATGAGTCTATTAAACTTGGCCTCGATTCTTTCCGGGTCCTTGTCTACTCCGTTATTGAATATCTCTAAGTACCCTCCTTCTATCTCCATTTCAATCGGGTAGAATACAGTACCTATTATTGGACTTGATATTTTACCAGTATCTTTCCACAGCGCTTCATCTTTGTCTAAGTGCATGTTTAGATAATCTGAACCTTGATCTGGTCCAAACTGTCCAGTCCAATATTCAAAACCAGAAATGGTTACAGGTTTGTAGGGAGATTTGTCTGACCACAAGTACTTAATTAGTTTCTTCTTCAGTGTGTTTGCTGGTGAATCCCACCATCCATTCCACCAATAGTAGTTACCATTGTCGGAGAAGAACTCCTTTTTATTTACTTCGATCTGTTTTAGTAGTGTTTTGTTTTCTACGAAGTCGTCAATTACAATCATTTGAAGTCACAATCATGTTCAATTAATACTGGCATATCATCTATAGTCTTCCAGAGCATGGTGCCATCCTCTTGGTTGTAGATGTATACAAGATAACGACGAATTCCGTGTTTCACAAAACATCTTTCGTCAAGTACTATTGAATCGATGATTGAGTCGCCTGCACGCTGGCCTACGTAATAAGCCATAGCATCCTTCGGGTTCTGCCCGATGATGATTTTTCTAATAAGTTCCATTCAATTTTTATTTAGCAATCGCAACATCCACAGTCACAACTGCTTCCGCATCCACAGATTTCGCAATTACATTTCATATCTATTTATTTAACCAGTAATCAATTGTGCCAGAGTCCCCTCCTTCTTCTGGGTTCTCCTTATATTCTCCGAAGCATTGCTCTACAGTGCCGGCCATCAAATCAAATTCATCTTCCATTGCCATGTGCATCCCTGTCATCAACTCGTAACGATCTGAATATTCATTGCTTTCTGGTACATAAACTCCAAAGCACCACATGGAAAGGAACTGCTCCTTGCCACCGTAGTCCTCCATGATTTCTTCTATCTCATCAAGTTTGAGTCTAATCAGTTGGAAGAATTCTATTCTATCTTTATCAGTCATTAGAAAGTTAGGTTTGCACCAAGGTACTCAGCCTTCACAAATGTAGTTGTTTGTTTAACAGTAACTGTAGAGCCACCTGCTTGTGCTCTTAACATTATTTTATACCCCTGCGCACCATCAGAGTAGTACAATGCACTAAACTCGGCATGATATGTCTCACCGGATTTGACTGTTCTAAATGTTTGAGCAAGTGCTGTCGAGTTCTGCGCCTCAAATATTTGTAAATCTACATCTGTATTTGCGGTGGAATCTAATTGGACGGATGCTGTAATCTTGAAGTATCCTGCAGTCTCGTTAATAAGTATAGAGTCTTGTGGATCTGATGATTGTGCTATTTGCAATATACTATTTGTACCGGTAGGGCCAAACATAACTGACGAGGTAGCCTGGCTTGTTCCACTGGATGCTGAGTCGCCTACTATTCCGGTAAACTGAATCCCTGTAAGTGCAGAAGTATTAACAGTGGTATCGGCACTTGGTCTGGCAAATAGAGATTGCTCTTGAGTGGCTGCGACAAGCGTGCTCACTGCAGTCGCAAGGTCGTCCTGATCTATATACTTATATGAACTTGCACTTTCATCCCAGATTAAATACTTATCGTTATTCGCAGGAGATGTAATTTGTGACAGTGTCCCTGCGTCTTTTATCTCTATGACGCTCCCTGTAGCAGACAGTGGTGAGGTTGCAGTAAGAGAAGCAGTACCAATAGGGTTTGTGCTGAGGTTACGTGTAACGACCACACCGGATGTGCTGAGCATAAGCGCTTTTACATCTGTGGTTGTAGTTGCTGGTGTACCAGATATTTTCAAATCTCCTGTAGTTTCTACAGTGTCGGTAGATAGTTTCAGTGCGCTATTGTTTCCAGCGCCGTCTTCTACCACTTGTTCAGTGGCAGACACCTCTGATGATTCAAGTTTCAACAACTGGGTGTAGGTGTCCTTAATTTTATTTCCGCTAAGTGATGCCATATGTATTACTTTTACCAAACAAAGATACTCATATGCCGAAAAGTACTGTAAGCCGAAACAAGAAGTTCCGTGAGTTCTCTAAGATTGATAAGAAGTACATTAAGGAGAACCACCTAAAGAACCTACACAAACTGTACATAGATGTAAAGCAGAACTATGACCTGGGCAAAGCCGAGGTAGAGTTCTTGATGTTCATATATGATCTGGAGTTCTGGACTCTGAGATACATAGCAGAGGCTATGGGCAAGAGCAAGAAGAAGTTATCTGACAGAGTTGTGTATCCATTGATGCGTGAAGGATACGTGTACAAGCACTTTGATAAACTCACACCAAGCAACACAATGGAAGACCACTTCTTTCGTGATGAAACCAAGATGAATTACAGAGTTCGATATGCCCTATCCCAGAAGGGTAGGCTGATGGTAGCCAGGATGTACAGAAAGATGCGGGGTGAAGAACCGTTTAACATTTCTTAGCGGTACTTCATATACTTCTCTGCCTCGTCTTCGGTTAGTTTTGTAGGTAATGGCTTTTTGTTTGGCTTTGGAAGGTCTACCAGTTTGTCATCACTAATCTTTAATTTACCAGAACATACGTCCGAAGACAGTTTGTTTGCTTCTTGAGGTGAATTGCCTTGGCTCATGAAGTAATCATAAGCACGCATTCCTCTTTTACACATTCCCTTTTTGCTCCTGTACTGCATACTAATTACTTCTTTGCTTTACGAGCAGCGTCCATAGCCGTATTCGGCTTGCCCTTATCATGGGTAACCAAACGGAATGGTGCTTCTGGCGACGCTCCTTTGTGGGGTTTGTAATCACCCTTCATTAGAAAGTGACGTCCTCCCTCTGTCATCCAGTGGTATCCTTTAGGTGCTGGTACCTTGATAGACTTTTTTAATTTTTTCAATTTCATCATCC